AGAGCTGCCACAAGGCATTCAAGACCAGTCATGCCGCCTCTCCTGTATACCCTTGCCACCAATCTGGAGCGATACGTCCCTTTTCCCATTTTGCAAACGGTTTTGCAGCGTGATAATAATTACGATATGCCTGCACTGCATCACCTTCGACCTTGCATTTTGGATAATGATTCATTGCTTGAGCAAATGGCGTTAAAGGTGCATCTTTGATGTTTTTTGGCAAAACTCTAAGCTCGTCTTTAAGTTTTGCAATGGTCATATGAGTCTTTTGATAACGATATTCAAATTCTTCACCAAGAGCAACAAAATGTTTGTAGTGCCATTGATAGTTTTCACTCGAAACACTGGTCCATACAGTACAAGGATGTGACATATGAACTGCTTTATAAAAAACATCCTCACGATAGTCAGGAAGTTTCCAATATTTAACCATGCGTTTACCAGATTTAGATTGACGTTTTTCTTCAATGCCATCAATCATTCTATGAACGGTTGATAACATTTGTGCGCTTTCGACAACCATCTTTGGAATATGACGATCACACATCATTTGAGCTGCTGTCTTTGGGTCTTCTGATAAGATAAAGATGTTCATGTTCGTCCCATAAAAAAAATCCAGATAGGTATACTTTAACCTATCTGGATTCTTATGTCAACCTTTTTGTGTCATTTCATTTATCCGTCTTCGCAAAAATTTCTGTTTTTCTTCAACCCTTTTAGCAAGTTCGTGATCCCCCTTGTGTTTGAGCTCTGAGACATATTGTAAGAGTTTATCAGAATCATTTTCGAGCCGCTCGAGTTGAGTTGAAACCATTGTCGTCCTCTTATTATTTCAGTAGGAGATTTGGAAAAGCCTCCTCTACTACTGCTCTGGTTAAGCCTTTAGGCGCTTTTTTATTAATCATATCAATTACTACACTGGCATCTTTAGGATGAATTGATTCCAGGATACCAATGAAGATTTTTTCACGACGGACCTGCACGAGATCAGGGCCCTTTCCACCTTTAACGAGATATGCAAATAACCTACACTCTCGATGAAGATCTGATGGAACTGATTCCGGTTTGTTTGCTGTATAGGGAGGTTGTCCTTCAGGCAAAAGCCAAACAATCGAATTATCGAACGTTCCTCGGCAAATGTCCTGAAGTGCGCCGCTGTTGTTTTGCTGAAGGATTTCGACCTTTTCTTTTTTGGTTTTGGCCTTAGCAATTCTTTCTAATACTTCATATACATAAAGCTTCATGTAAAATCTCCAAGTTCTTCAATCAAGTGTTTACAGCGATGCTTGATAAAGTAGTTCATTATCTTACCCTTCTTAGCAACTTCACCGTTCACATAGCTATTTATTATTTCTTGTTTTAGATGATCCGGAGTTGATGACAAATCAATCATAAGTTTGTTACGTTGATAGTTGCGATACTCATCTGAAGTCATTGCTATCTGTAAATCTCTACACTGATACAGCTGATCAATTCGTGTTTTCCTCATCGGAGATTGACGTACACCTTCTGTTAGAAAAATATCATCGGGTGAAAGAATATTAGGGACTCCGTCTCCAGCATCACCTTTACATATGTGCTCAAATAAATTTTTATGAGGATCCTTTTCGACGATAAAGCGTTTGGTTATTGGAGAAAATTGTTCGACGTTTGAATATTTTTGCAACTGAGCGAAATCTTTATCTGCTGAAATAATTATCACCGGTTCGTTTTGACCGAACTCTTGTGTGTGTTCACAAAGAGCTCCAATGATATCGTCGGCCTCACAACCGTGAATTTTAATCACTTTATATGGAAAATTTTCTTCAATTTCTGTTTTAACCATATCAATTAAGCGAAATACCTCTGCCCAATATTCTGGTCTACTATCACGAGATGTTTTTCGGTTAGCTTTGTATTGAGGAAAAACTTCTTTACGCCAATTACCTCCAGCATCTACAGCTAGCACCACTTCTCCATATTTTTTTCGAAATTTTTTTCGGTAAAGCCGAATGCTGTTTAGTATCATATGACGAATTAGATTTTCATCAGGATCTAATTTTTGTGTTACGACGTTACCGATAGCAATTGCTGAATAATCTATTAATACCATATTATGTGGTTTTCCTGACTTGATTCCAGACTTGATCCCAGACTTGATACTTGACTTGATCCCTGACTTGATTCCCGACTTGATTCCAGACTTGAACCAAGACTTGATACTCGACTTGATGCATGACTTGATCCATGATTTGATCCCTGACTTGATTCCTGACTTGATTCATTGGTGATCCCTGACTTGATTCGTGACTTGATCCCAGACTTGATCTCTGACTTGATTCATTGGTGATCCCTGACTTGATCCCAGACTTGATCCCTGGCTTGATTCCTGACTTGATCCCTGACTTGATTCGTGACTTGATTCCAGACTTGATCCCTGACTTGATACTCGACTTGATTCCTGACTTGATTCCCGACTTGATTCCAGACTTGAACCATGACTTGATCCCAGACTTGATTCATTGGTGATTTCTGACTTGATTCCAGATTTGACGCCAGACTTGATTCTCGACTTGATCCCTGACTTGATTCCAGACTTGAACCAAGACTTGATCCATGGCTTGATACTCGACTTGATTCCAGACTTGATTCTCGACTTGAATCCTGACTTGATTCCTGACTTGAGGCATATCTTTTATATTCATTATAACACAAACCTTATTTTTTAGTACCCGAGGTCCATTGCCAATCCAAGACCATAATCAGTTACATACCAGTCGTTGTTATGAATTCCTGGGAGCGAAACACCATTGATTACTGATTCACCAGAATCAACAATCAAACCTTTTTGAGAAAGGCTATTCATCACTCCGCGGAGTTGAATAATTGATATACCAGTCACTTCTGAAATTTCCGAAGGACTCATCCAAGTCATATTATCATTTAATAGATCGACGACTTCCGATGTATTGAGGTTATCCATTCCTTCATAAATCATGGCAGCTAAAACTAGATTTTCTTTGTCTGTGATCATAACATAGTCCTTCTGAAGATAAAACAGGTTTGAGCTGGAGATCAACCCCAGCTCTTTTTTTTCACGCAGCTTCAGCCATATCCATAGCCTTATTCAGAGCTTGTACTTTACGAGCTTGATTAGAGCCGAACCAGCTATTGTACACTCGGTTATCAGCAGAGCGACCTTGCAAATGATCAGTAACATAAGTCACGGAATTGAATGCTTGCCACCACGACCCTTCTGCATATTCAGCACCAGGCTGTTTTTCAAGAGCATCATAAGCGAGTTTAGCATTACGTGAAAGATCATCGACAGTTTCGATATCTTTGCTTCCGGATGTTTTCGGAAAGACTGTTGCATAGTATTCAATCAGCGATTCAGCAGTCACTCGCTTTGAACCAAGATACTGAGCCATTTCTTTGTATTGAGCAAACTTCTCATGAGCAAGCCCCATAGCTTCTTTAACTTTATCACCATCAAACTTCGATGAATGATTTGCGCGATATGAAATGTCAGCATGACGCTCAAGGCTAAATGTCAGCGTATTATTGCAGACAACACGAATAGGCGTGAACCGAATATCAATGCACTTACCATACTGATGTGGATTGCTAAACAGAAGATAGCTGTCGACCTGATCACCACCGAAGATATCGAAAGACTCTTTGACTTTCGCTAGAGCCCAGACCATTTTTCCTTCTTTCAAGGATCCAGCGGTATGCATTTCCATATCGCCGGAAAGAACGAATTCAGAAAAGAATTCGAACGCCTCTTCGTTTTGCACAGGGTTCCAACCAGCACCAACTTGAGTGAGCACCTTGTTATCGGAAGAACGAACAAGAGCTTGAGCACCAGTCTCAATACGTTCACCGTCAATTTCAATGAATGTAGGAACCTTATCAACAGACCAGTTTAGTCCAGCCTTTTCCATCATTTGAGATGGAGTGAGATCATTGCTTACTTCAACGCCGAGGCCATGCCAAGGGATCTCGCCAGAGTACGCCATCGTTTCAACTTGATGTGCCATGATATATCCTTTCGCTGTTTACATGACCAATATAATTACTTTCAAAACAATGTCAACCGTTTTTTGTAATCATTTCATAAATTTCTTTCCAGTTCTGAACTCGGATTGCATCACCTTTGTAATCAGCATTATATTCATGCGCCATTAAAATACCGATTAATCCCAGGTCGATACCAACATCACAGTTTTCAGCCTTGTCTTCGACCCAGTAGCACCCGCTTTCCTGGTATTCTTTCAACGCTTCGTGTTTATCAGCGCCAGTATCCAAATACGTAAACTTTTGGAATGCGGTTTCGCCGAATAGACGCTTAATATTTTCCGTTCGTGCTAAACCAGCCGTAGGCTCTAGGGAAAGCGATGTGATTGCATGAAACACATATCCATGCTTTCGGTGAAGCAAATTGACATAGTGCATAGCATCTCGTAGAGGCGGAAGATAAGCAATTGCAGCCGACTCGTTAAACGTCCGAGTGTAAAGATTTTTTTCAGTCTTAGTTAAACCAAACCTTCGTTCTATGCTGTATTCATTTCCCATGCCATACAGAGGAAATAGGTTATGCCGAGCCATCCATTGGTCAAAAGACTCTAACCAATTCAATAGCACACCGTCGACATCAGTTAAGATTACATGTCCATACATTAGGGGTTCTTTTCTCCTAGTAATTCTTTAGCAGCTTTGTGATAGTCATATTTTTCGATAATCCGAGAACCTGGATTATCATGGTATTTGCCAGCAATCCCAAGACGCCAGACTTGTACATACTTAGCAAGCTCTTCACCACCGATGTGTTCGCAGTGAAGAGCCATTCCAACACAGGTAACCGCGCTCTGCGTTCCACCATAATATCCATTATAGTCCATCACCACATAGCCACAGTAATCTGTGTTATCAGCAAGGTCTTGGACGTGTTTAGGTATCACTGTGATCTTCCTTTTCACAAGGTGAATTTCAGACTCATAAAGCACTCCATCGTGAGGGGAGCTTCAAGCTCGTATGCCTCTTTTTCCCACGGAGCGTCAGCGTAATCGACGTTGGTGAAGTCACCCTTCTTCCACAGAGTCCGGCCATTGACGTTGCGAAGCTCTTTACGAGCATATTGCTTGACGTGGATCATTTCATGAACAAGCGTTCCGATCAGCTCTTGGATCGGAAGCCCTTTCTGAATCGTGACGGTAAACTCACGACCGCCGTCTTCTTCCATGCAGTGCCCAAAGGCATCGATTTTTTCGAAAGAGACGAGAATGTCGAGAGTCCGCATTCGAGGCATCAGCTTGTTGATGCACCAAGAAATCACCTCATATGCAAGCTCAGCCTCTTTGCCTTTGGTGCCGATCACGCTGACGGTATTCATTGATGATTCCTTTCGTTCCTTACAATACCAATATAATCATTTTTGAAAGGATGTCAACCGTTTCTTTTTAAATTTTTTGAAAAAATCCTCTGCGGTGATAATCCGCTGATGATACATATTGGTATCCTTCGAGCGGTTCGAGGTAATCGTCAAACACCGGAATAATCTCATCGCCGTTGTATGATTTCCAGTTTGGGTTCAGCCTCAGATGGATCTCGATTATTCGATCACCGATCATTTCGATGTTAACGTATGGATACAAACACTTCAGAGCTTTCATTATCGATGGATATTCAATCTGATCGTCGGTTCGTATCCACTTTAACCATTTCCATAGGGGGTCGGCTGGATCACGAATTCCTTCAACACAAAGGATTTGTTTTCC